CGCGCTTGTGTATCTGTGCGCGTATGAAGGTTTGCCGCGGTTGAGGAATCGAAGCGCCCGAGTATCTTTTGCGGCAGTCCGGTGCGTCCGGCGGCTGTATGCCGCGCCGCGTGCGGCGTCTTGCGGGAGATGCCGAGGCCGTTGGCGCGCTTGCGTGCTTTGCGCATCTCCTTGACCTGCTTCTTCCCGCGCTGCGGACCGTATTTGTCCCCTTTCGGCAACGCGGCCCGGCATTTGGTGCGCGCAGACGTTTGCTTCGCTTTCCTTTTCGGATGCCGGTTAATACCCGACCGCTTTTCGTGCTTCTTCTAATTGGTCGTTTGTAAATTTCTCGCATTCAAGTTGGCCTTTCGGTCGTTCTCTCGGCATCGGCATAATGTACAAGCAGCGCTTCGCGCGTTCGATGGCTTCGTTTGTCCAATCCGCCCCGCAATGAGTCTGCGCCGCAGACGGCACAGGACTTCGGCTGTGTGCAGGCGGCCTCCTGCCAAGTGTGTCCTTTTGCCTGCGCTTGAATGCTGCCGTATGTATCGCCACAGATGCTGCGCTGAAATTTGACCACGCCGTTAAACGTGCCGCCAAGTGCAGAAAAGGAAACGGCCCAAAATGCAACGCGCCGTTTCATCCCGAACACTTTCTCAACACCGCCTCTTTCGTTACGTTGTTTCAGCGATGCTTATTGGATTACGCTCTGAAAGGCTATGGCTTTGCCGAGAATTTTGATTTCCTCCAATTCCTCTCCGGAAAAATGCATGGTTTTGTACTTCGGGTTCTCCGGGTACAGGGACAGGGTTTCCGCTTCTTTGTCATACCGAACGCGTTTGAGCGTCGCTTCGTCCCCGATGAGCACGGCGGCGATTTCGCCGTCGTCCACCATATCCTGCCGGCGGACGAACACGATATCCCCGTCGTAAATCCGCGCGCCGATCATGCTGTCCCCCTGTGCGCGTAGGCAGAAATCCACATCCAGTGCATCCGAGGTGTAAATATACTCCCCGTGCTCCTCTTCCGCAAAAATCGGTTCTCCGCAGGCGATGTTGCCGAGCAGGGGGACCCTTTTGATTTGAACGGGCAGGACATACGATGCATCCTCCGCCGAGGAAGCGTCGTTTCCTAAAAGGACGTCCAGACTGATGTTCAAGATTTGTGCAAGCTGCAGAAGATTATCGTTGTCGGGCTGGCTCGCTCCGATTTCCCACATGGAAACCGTGCTTCTGGATACGCCCAATTTCTCAGCCAGCTTGGCCTGACTCATTTTCCTTTGCTTCCGTATTTCTTGCAATTTCACGTTACACAACTCCTTGTTTGTATTATAACGTCAAAAATCTTGACAGTCAAGATTTTTTTGGAAAATATATGCCAAATTGATTGACAAATAATGGTAGCTGTGTTATATTATTGCCAAGATAATTGGCGATAAAGAGCGAATGGTTTGATAAAGGCGATGGAATTGTCAAAATACATGACATAAGGCGTTCTCGACGATGCGCTCGGCGTGAAAAGGAGCACGGTGCCGATGCGGCGGACGTTTTCGGGGCGTCGGCCGACACCATCGCGAGGGCTATGGAGTCTGTCGCGCGAAAGCGAAGGCTGTGCGCGCGGCGCGGCTGGGCACGAGCCTGACGAACCGATACCCATTCGGATAAGACAGACGAAGAGCAGACAAGAGGTGAACCGATGAGCTACATCAAACTGAACGGACAGAGCTTTGACGCGGCCGTGGCGATCTCCGCCTATGCGCGGAATTTCAACGTCGTGGACGGCTCGAACGCGGGGCGGACGATGTCCGGCCTGATGACGCGCGACATTATCGGCACATACATCGGGCACACGATTACGGTTTTCCGCCGCGGAAACAACTATGCCGGACTGGACGCGTTCTGGGACTATCTCGTCGCGCACTCGGTGGACGACAGCGTGCTGCTCGAAGCCGCCGACGGCCAGACGGCGATTTCCTATCAGGCGTATTACACCAGCGGCACGCAGGCGCTCGACTATGTGTCCGGCGGCGTCAATTACTGGGGTGAAATCAGCGTCAGCTTTATCCCCATCGACGCGAGGGTGAAGCCGCAATGAGCAAAACGACCATCCTGTACAAAGACATCGCCCCCGGCGCCGCGGATGGCGCGTCGGTCGCCGCGACGCAGGCGTCGGCGTTTTCCGACCCGACGATGCTGGCGGAGGAAGGGAGTTATGTATCGCAAATCGCCACGCTGGAGCGCAGCGCGTGGACGCTCGACGGATTGCAAAAGCTGTACGCGGACGACGTCGAGCCCTACTGGTCGGCTTCCCTCAGCGGCGAGGACTGCGTTCTCGACCCCGCGCCGGTCATCACGCTGACGCTGGACGGGCAGTATACCTCGCTCGGCGTCACGCTGCTGTTCGACACGGGCGCATACGGCGGGTATTGCAGCGACGTGCTGATTGACTGGTACCGCGACGGCGTGCTGCTGACCGAAAAAGCCTTTTCCCCGAACGCGGGCGTGTATTTCTGCCGGACGACGGTCGAGCGGTTTGACAAAATCGAGATCACGCTGACCAAAACCGCGCTGCCGAAGCGGTATGCCAAGCTGTCGCAGGTCGTCGTCGGCGTGAACCGGGTGTTCGACATGTCGCAGATTCGGTCAGCGAAAATCATCGCGCAGACCGATTTGCTTGCGGCCGGCCTTCCCGTCGGGACGCTGGAGCTTGTTCTGGACAGCGCGGAGGACATCGAATACATATTCCAGGAAAGGCAGCCGTTCGAGGTGCGCTGCTCCGGCTTCGGACAGCAGGAAGAGTCGGAAACGACGGTCGGGGTATATTACCTGTCGTCTGTCAAGCGCATTTCTAAGCATACATACAGCATCAGCGCTGAGGACGCCATCGGCGTGCTGGATGCAGACGCCGATTATCCGGGCGGGATATACAATAGTTACCCTGCGCGCAATATAATAGCGAAAATCGTCGGCGGCCAATTTGACATTTTGTATGATTTGGAGGATACCGCCATTATTGACCAGCGGTTGACGGGTGCGCTGCTCGGTGCGACGAAGCGTGAGGCTTTACAGCAGGTTTTGTTTGCCGTCGGAGCTTGTGCGGCAGCGGACAGCGGAGATGCGATCCGCATCTTTTCGCCGTCGAGCGTGTCCAAAAGCATAGATTCCGACTATGTATATATTGGTGCATCCGTTGACACCTCCGCCGTTGTTACGGCTGTCAAGGTCACAGCGCATGCATATACGGAGAACGCAAACGGAAATGTTGCAATAGACGGCGTGCGTTATGATGATACGGAAACCGAATATACGATAGAAAACCCGAATGTGACCGCAAATACCAAGCCGAACGTAATTGAAATCACCGACGCGACGCTCGTATCTGCGGCGAACGGACAGGCCGTCGCGCAGCGGGTATACAATCACTGCGCCAAACGGCACACCGCACGCGCCAAAATCGTATGGCGGGGCGAAAAGCTCGGGGACGCGGTCACGCTGCCGAACCCGTGGGGAGGCACGAAAACGGGCAACATCGTGCGGATGGATCTCACGCTTTCGAACACCATCGCCGCAGACTTGGAGGTGCTGTGATGCCGTATGTATCGATGCCCCAAATCGAAGGTGCGGCGCTCACACCGAACCCTGCGGAGACCAACGGGACGGCTGTGCTTGTCGTCACCGTCGCCGAGCGGACGGTATGGGTCGAGCCGCCGGCGGTCTACGCGGGCGAGATGTATGCCGGAGAGCCGCAGGCAGAAGCATAAAGCGACGCGGAGGTCGGTTCGCATAACCGCCGTTCGGTTTTCGGTTCACGCGCACGGAAGCCTTCCCGGGCGGCAAAGCATGCGAAGCGAATTCGGCCGCAGATAAGTCAAATACAGCGCATAGCGCAAACGATCACAGAAAGGTTGATAAAGAATGGCAATCACGCAAGTCCGGGCCCAAATCAACGGGACATGGTACACGCTGAGCGCCACGGGCACAGCGGGGCAGTACACCGCGACCGTGACCGCGCCGGGCGCGACATCATACAACAATCCGGGCGGCTATTACAATGTGACAGTAGAGGCGACGAACACTGCCGGCACGACCGGCACGGCCGACGCGTCGACGCTGGACGGGCTGCAATTCTACGTCCGCGAAACTGTTCCGCCGGTCGTCACGATCCTCTCCCCGTCCGACGGCGCCTATGTGTCCAACAACCGGCAGCCTGTCGTCTTCACGGTGACGGACGAAACCGGCGGCTCGGGTGTCGATCTCGACTCGGTCGCCGTCAAGCTGGACGGCGCGGCCGTATCCGCGGCGGAGGTCACGCACACGGCCATCACCAACGGGTACAGCTTTACCTACACCCCTGCGGCGGCGCTGGGGGACGGCGCGCACACGGTTTCCGTCGAAGCTGCCGACAACGACGGCAACGCAGCGGCGGCGAAGAGCACGGCCTTCACGGTGGACACCGTCCCGCCGGCGCTGAACGTCACCTCTCCCGCCGAGGGGCTGATCACCGCAGCGCCTGCGCTCACCGTGTCCGGCACGACCAACGACGCGACCAGCTCGCCCGTCACCATCACGATCACCCTCAACAGCGTCGATCAGGGCGACGTGACCGTGCAGGCGAACGGCGCGTTCTCCAAGTCGGTCGCGCTTTCCGAGGGCGCGAACACCATCGTCGTCACGGCGGCCGACGCGGCGGGCAAGCTGTCGACGGTCACGCGGAACGTCACGCTGGATACCTCGGTGCCGCAGATCGTTTCGGCGTCTGTCGTCCCCAACCCCGCAGACGCCGGCGCCACCGTCACTATCACGGTTGTGGTAAGTAGTTCGCGCAGAGCGCGAACTACCCAAGTTTGCCTTTCAGGCAAACTTGTATGCGGCCAATCGGATGAACTTGTACCATAGTTCGCGCAGAGCGCGAACTACGCAAGTTCGGGCTTTGCCCGAACTACTGGCGCTTGGCGCGAACTGCTCAAGTTCGGACGCAGTCCGAACTTGTATATGCCGCTTCGGCTGAATCCGAACCTTCCACGATGAAAAAGCCCCCGCATTTCTGCGGGGGCTGCGGAAAGCATCGATTCACACAAACGATCAGCGGGAGAGCTTGTAAATCATATATTGATTCAAGCTTACACCTTCGATGGCGGCGGCGTCCTTGAGCGCTTTGTGGAGGCTTCGCGGGATGCGAAGCACCAGTCTGCCGCTGTAATCCTCCAATTCGCGTTTCAAATCGTTTAGGTTAACAAGCGTTCCGTCGTCTTCGGCGGCCGCTTCCGCAAGCATTTCCTTGTCCAGCTCGTCGGGCGCTTCGACGGGGATGCGCTTGAGCTTTTCGTAAAATTCGTTTGATGTCATTAGCTGTACCTCCTGTACTTGATGTTGGTTCGGGTGTTAATTGTTTCCACGATGATAATATCACCGCCGGAATACGAAAATATAATTCGGTAATGTGCGAGTTTGTATCTATACAGCTTCTCCTTCGGGTTGATACATACAATGTCGCCTTCCAAACATTTTATTTTATCCAATGCTTTGAGCAGCTTCTGCTTTGTTGGCTCATCAACACTTGCAAGATACTTTGCGGGCTGCTTTTTGAGCTTGATTTCCAATCCGTTCCCTCCTTACAATAATATAATATCATATATAGTACTATTTGTCAAGGGCGAAATTGAAAAATTTGAGAAAGAAAGGAGTGCTGCTATGTCAGTGACACGCACGCTGTCGGTCAGGCTGCAAAGCGACGTGGTATACGTTACGGGGACAGTAAACGACGTACCGACAACGTGGACGCAGCAGGAAAACAACGCGTGGGCAACGACTGCGGACAGGGCGGCCGACGACGTCTACCGCGTCGATTTGGAGCTGATCAACAGCGCCGGGCGGACGTACACGGCTGCGTTCACACTCTACTACGGGCTGCTCAACCTCATCACCGACCGCACGCAGGCCGACGTTGACTTCGTCAGGCAGCTCGCGGCAAAGGGCTGGGCGGCGATGACCGCGGAAGAGCGCGCGGCGTGGAACGGCGGGCTGAAGGGCGCGTACAACGCCTCCGACCTCAACCGCGTCGGAAGCGCCGTCGAGTATGTGACAAACCGGCTGCGCGAGGCCGGATATATCGTCACCGTGCATCCGCGTACCGGCTGGACGGAGGAGGAGCTGCCGATTGCGCAAAGCATGTATGCCTATCTGTCCGACGTGAAAGTCATCCGCGGCGTACTGCCGCTGCCCGAGCTTCCGACGCTCCCCGAGGATATGTCACGCCTGACCTACATCGGCGCCAACGCAATCGAGCAGGTGCTCCTTGACGTCAACGCCGCGCTCGACCGCATCCGCGCGGGCGCGTACTATGCGGGTGAGCTTTATGCAAACGGTCAGTAGTTCGGACTGCGTTCGAACTACCCAAGTTCACGCTTCGCGCGAACTTAAATTTGTGCGAAGCGTGAACTTGAATTTGCGCGAACTCTAATAATGGGTAGGACTTCGTTTGAAAAGAAGTCCCGGCTTCGTTTCAAACATAGTCCCAGCTTCGTTTGAAACGAGGTCCCAACTTCGTCCCGAATGAATCCCCCGCTTCGTCCCGAACAAATCCCTGACTCCGTTCCGAATGAATCCTTGGCTTCAGCCCGAACGAAGTCCCGGGCAATGCCCCAACAGAAGACAAGCAAACATCACAGAAAGGAAGTAGAATTATGCAGGATAGAATTTCCGCCTACCCGGGGCGGGTAAAATTGACGCCTGTCGCGGGACAGGCCGACACCTACGACCTCACGCGCGCCGACCAGCCGACGCAGGAGGGCACGCCGCTGAATAAGGCGGCGCCGCTTTCCGACACGACGGTCAACGCGCTGAAATCCGGCTATTCCGATTGGCCGGACAACGCGGACACGGTCACGCCGGACGACGCGCTGGCACGCATTATGTGGCTGAAGGGGCAGGTCGGCGGCTTTGCGTCGCTGGACGCGATGGGGAAGCTGACGGAAACACAAATTCCAGACGATCTGGTTCCGCTCCCGTGCACGGCGGCGACGGTAACGGACACAGGGACGTATGACTTGGACCTAACGGAAAGCAACTATCTGCTCGACTTGTCTATGCAAGGGTTTTCTCTGCAGTTCGACCTCAATCTGAACGCGCTGCCGTCAACGATGCATCCGTCCGGCATGCTCGTTTTGGACGGAGACGTTACACAGCCGACGTACATATACAACAATACAGGCAAGACGATCACCGCGTCGGGGGTCGCATCCGTATCCGGCACGACGATCACGCTGCAGAATCTCTCCTCCGCACATTCGGCGACGGTCATACGCTTTTACCCGGCTGCGGACGGCTCCTTTTTGATGGTCGCAGCTCCCGTCCTCAACGCCGCGGGCAAGCTGCCCGCGAACATCGTGGCGAGGAAATCGGTTAGTACCTCGGGTACGTCGTTGAATCTGGAGACGACGGACTACGCGTTCAACGCCACGAGCAAAACGGCGACAATCACGGCTCTGCCGTCATCGGGCGTGTCCAACGCCATATATTTCTACGGCTCGGCCTGGGCCACCGGCGAGGCGATGAGCGCCGGCGACGTCATCAAGCTGACCAACAGCAGCGGCAAGACGATCCAGCTTTCCACGGCGCAGACCGATATGACGTACAGCGGCAATGTGCTGACCATAACGCCGCATGGCTACAGGGACGAAAACTGCATCGGAATCTGTCTGCGCTTTGTGCGCGCCGGCTCTTACAGCCGTCCGTTCATTACGAAGTTATACCAGTGATCCATCGGCAGGAGGTGAGAGATATTGTACATCGACATCGCGCAGCTTGCGGCGTTTTTGGGTGTGCCGACGGCGGTGACGGGGCTGTTTTTCTGGCTGCTGAAGCGCCGCATCGACAAGCGCGAGGACGAACGCGCCGAGATCGAAAGGGCGCGGAAGGAGTTAGACGTCGCGCTCATCAAGGGCGTGAACGCCGCCATTGCACTCGGAGAGGCGACCGCCAAAGCCGTCCAGCGCATCCCGGACGCCCACTGCAATGGAGTTCGTCCTTTGGACGAACTCCGCGACATGTCCGAAGCGCTCCATTACGCCTCCGAGGTCAAGCACAGTCAGAAGGATTTTCTGATGAAGCAGGGCGTCGAGCATTTGCATGATAATAAATAGGAGGTGCTCGCAATGCTGAGAATCGTACCCGTTTCCTTGAAAACGGCAAACGCATATGTAGCGAAGCAGCACCGTCACCACAAGCCCGTGACCGGGCACAAGTTTTCCATCGGCTGCACAAACGCTCAGGATGTGCTTGTAGGCGTCGCGATTGTGGGGCGGCCTGTCAGCCGCTATCTTGACGACGGGCAAACCCTTGCGGTCAACCGTCTATGCACTGACGGAACAAAAAACGCCTGCAGTATGCTGTACGCCGCAGCATGGCGGGCAGCGCAGGCTATGGGCTATCGCAAAATCATTACATATATCCTTGATACCGAAAGCGGCACAAGCCTGCGCGCCGCAGGCTGGAGCTGTGCCGGGCTTGTGGGCGGCAAGCGCTGGACGGGCAGTCGTCGTCCTGTTACCGACCTCTACCCGGCACAGATGAAATACCGTTATGAAAAAAGCGCTCATTAAAGGATGCGCAAAGCAATAAGTACAAAAAGGAGGAGTACACACAATGGACTTTTACGGAATCACATCGGTGGCGGCGATCACGGTCATCTGCGCGCTGGCGGCGCAGGCGGTCAAGGCGACGCCGATGGACAACAAATGGCTGCCGGTCATCTGCGGCGTGTTAGGCGGGGTATTGGGCGTCGTGAGCGCCTACGTCATCCCCGATTTCCCCGCATCCGACCCCATCACCGCCGTCGCCGTCGGCATCGTTTCCGGCCTCGCCGCCACCGGCGCCCATCAGGCCGTCAAGCAGCTTTCCGGCAAAACCGATTCCGACAACGATACGGAGGACGATGCGAACAACGAAACGGAGGACAGGTAGATAATGGATGTTGAATGCTCTGTCAGCTTCGGAGACTGTTATGTAACGTTGGAGTTGAGCGAAGTCGGCAAGGACGAAACCGAAAAGGCTTATGCCTTGTACTTAATCGATGCCTTTTATGAAAACGTGCTGCATATGGACAAACCTCATAGAAAAGCAGAGGACAAGTAGGACAAAACAGAAAACCGCCCCCGCCAACCACCCGGCGGGCGGGCGGGGGGGCGCACGGCGACAACAAGCA